GCACCAACATATGACCCAAATAAAATACCTGGTATATGGGCTGACGATAGACAGAAAGTATTACTATCTAACACTAAAACATATATTCAAACGTATATAATAGAAACTAGAACTACTGGAGCGGAAGCGGGACCATCTGTACAACTTACTAGATATAAAGTGTATTTTAGTGATGTGAATGGCGTTAGAAAAGATTTAGAAACAGACTTATATTTGATGTCTGGAGAAAGTGTTATAAACGCTTTAGATTATCCAAAGAAATATCAACTTAAAGAGGGAACTACTCCAACTATAGAACCATATGATAGTGCTAATGGATGGTATCCAGTTCGTGTTAATATAGAAAGAACACGTAATACAGTATCTGTACAAATACTATTAAAAAATCCAGATAATCACACACATGAAGATTGGAATAATCGTATAGACAGACCTGGGATAGAAATAAATACTCCGATGAAAGTATTAGATGGAACTGTTATGACTGTAGATATGATTAAAGATTACGTATTAGCTTCTTCTTATAATAGAGAATGGTTTACTAAAACAGAAGAAGTGCAACCTATAGGACTATTCCATAAAGATGGAACTCCTGTTGAAAATGAAGCTATATACGATGATGCGGAATATGTTCTTCAGTTTAAACTTATAAAATCAGATATTATATATCACGAAATATCTTTATTAGATAGAGTTAAGAAATATATGTGGCTTAATGGAAATGCGGCAGATATAGATTTCTGTTTAGCAGCATTTTGGGTAAAGGCAGATAATGTATATAATCAAACTGAATATGAGTTTAAGAATGGTAAGAGACTTAGAAATGAAATATTTGAACCATTTACTCCTACTAGTCCAGCTAAGAATAGTATGTATTATGCTATAAATGATAATTACGAACTTGCAAAAGGAGCTACTGTAACATTCGATATAATACGTAATGGAATAGTAATTCATACAGTAGAAGATTATCCTTTAGAAAAACTATTTGGAACTAACGCTTTGAAAAATCCTATAAGACTTCCTAACTCTCGTCAAGCATACAGTGAATATATGATTAATAACTTGTATTATATATTGACTGCTAATATGACTGATGTAGATTTAAAAGAAGCTTATTTGAAAGCTGGAATAAATTTTTATGGGCTTGGCGAACATTTTCAGGAAACAGGCCCAGACGAACATGTTAAAGTATTCGATACAGGTTATATACCAAAAAATGAAATGGATATTATTGTTAGATTAGGATGGACAGGAGATTTATTATCAAAGGGAGTTATCAGAGATAATATTCCGTATAAACTCGTAATAGACTTCATACCTACAATGTTATTACCATTTGTAAGTGGAGATGACTTTAAGGAACCTGATGATAAGTGTAAGCTTATGATAAAGAATTTCATATATGTGCCAGGTCGTTATAAAACGTGGGAAGAATCTGAACCACATAATACTGGTAAAAATATCGTATTAAGATTACTTACAGATAATGAATTAACGGATGATGGACAGCTTGCACTATTCTATAAAAATCCAAATAACTTAAACTACGGAGTTGGAGCTATAAGGGAAATGAATTACCTGCTTACATCTATAGTATCAGGAGGTACTAGAGGATTCTTTACTAGAATGCATCAAGCCAGATTTATGTGTTATACATTAATACCTGTAATATGTACTCTTAGACACTTTGGTACATTCGGACCAGTTCAAAAAACATTAGGAGTGTCATATCTTGATAAGAATGATAAGCCTCATGATTATTGGTTAATAAATAATGAAAGATATAAACAGACGATAGGATTTAACGAAAACATACAATGGGAAAATAATGGATTAGTATACACATCATATACAGAACAAGCTGATTACACATTTTTATCAGAAACTATTTTAAAAGTAGGAGATGAAATATTTAAGAATGCATGGAGAAGATGGAATTTCCCTACGTATGGAGTTACTAGTAAAGAAGATTGGTATAGAGTTATGAAAAAGTTTTTAGGAACTACTATTGATGAGGCTGCTATTGGATACGATATTTATTCATTCCCATTTGCATATTTAGGTGCAGACGGTATTTGGCAAATAACAGAGACTTTATTATATAGTTCCAGACAAAGAACTGCTTTCAATAATACAGATCTACAGCTTGGTGGTGGACAATCACCCGCACTTATTAATACAGAAGATTTTACTTCCACAACACCTACTAATACAAATGCGACTATGAATGGTTGGCGTATAAATAATAGCAAATTTAATAGCGAATATATTAGTCATATTAGACTTAATACGCTATATAATGGTGAAGTTATGACTAAAGCATACTTTATTCCATCGGGAACAAAATGGGATAAAAGATATGACCATAATACCAATAGCCATGGAAGTGGAGCAAGTGTAATACCATATAGGCAAAGAAATCCTATATATAGAATAATAGATAACACGACATCTTTTAATGACCTTAATAAGAGAGTATTCTGGAGACACGTATTTGCATCTGTTTATAATGCATATATGGGCCAAATCACTGCAGGTACTGAAGCTGCGAATTCTAGTTTCTATACTATGACACGTTGTATCGTGACGAGTCCTTTTTCATATGGTCCTAATTTTGAAAAAAGTGCATTGGTAGCTGGTGCAGTTGCGAATGCAAGATTTGTTTGTATGATGAATCCTGATAATATGAATGAAACAATTAATGGCAGCAACCTTATAACAGTTTATATACCAAAGGGACTTAACTCTAGATATATGGGTTATGTAGAGAGATAACACAAGTCTCAGTCCGAAACAAACTAATGTTTTGAACAATATTAAATTTAAATGAAAAGGAGTGAATAATAATGGCACAAGCTAAAAGAGAAAAGATAGTTTATGGCGACGCTACGGATTATAAAGAAGACGTTAAAAACGGTCTTATTATACCTAGAGAGCCGTCTAAAATATCAGACAGTCTTGCAGAAGACGTTAAAAAAGGAAGAGTGGTCGCAAGACCTGGACAAGCTGATACACATCTAGCTCATCTTTCATTCACACAAGAAGCTTTACTAAATGGTACTGCTACTGATAAACAAGAAGAAATCGCTAAAAGATACTATGTTGCTAATATAGATGCAATTAACGCAGATAGAAAGAGACATGGTTTATCACCAATTACAGTTGAAGAAGCTGTTAATGCTGCTAAAGTGGTTTACGAAGTACTTAATAATAAAGGAAAGGAAAGTGAAGAATTGAAGAAAGACGTTGAATCAGGATCAGTTATATACAGAAGAGTTAATAAAGATTTAGAAGAAGAAGTTCTAGCTAAAAACGTAGAAAATGTATTTATAACTACAACTACTACGACTACAACTAGAATATCTACAGGACCAGCTGCAGCTGCACCAGGGGGTAGAGGTAATGGTCGAGTAAGAAGATCTACTACTGAGGAAGCATCAACTCCAGAAACTAGTGGATCAACAGAAACAACACAAAACGGTGGTACACCAAATAAAAAGAACAAAGGAGATCAGTCTAGTGAAACAGTAGCAACTGAATTACCTCACGTTGCACCTGACCACAGTTCAACTGAAACAGGTAATGCTGGTGAAGGAGCCAGGCCCAGCAATGGAAATGGGGGATCATCTGTAGAAAATGCTAAACCTGTAACTCCAGCTCAACCTGAAGTTAAACCAGCTCCAGTTACACCACAACCAGAGGCTCCAGTAGAAAATACACCTACTCCAGAACCTCCTGTTCATGTTGAAACTGAAGAAGAGAAATTAGCTAAATATACAGAGAATGATTTTGATGGGTCTAATGCAGGTTGGTATGACGTAGAGAATCCTGAAACATACTATCAATTATTACCAGCAGACTGTGATATGCGTTTAGAACATGGTAAGACTTATAGATTAGTAGCGTGGAATACAGTTACTAACAGAGCAGAATATGTAGAAGTTAAACATCCTAAAGATTTATTAAGTGAGCATGTTCACGCAAATAGTATAGACTATGCAATTAGACCACAAGACAAACCAGTTCCAGGTGGACCTTATAAATATATACTAACTATAGACTGGAATAGTTTAAATGAATTAGATGATAATGCTCAACTTCATGAATACACTAGTGGATTATATTATGTATCGAATGAAGATTTAATTCCTGTATTCCATCATACTAAAGGTTTAAAATGGTATGATTTCGATAATGTAGCAACTACATATGATGTAGACGACAGTCATGAAACTTCTTATTTGACTAGTGAGTTTAAAATAGATGTAAGAAAAACAGGAACTGACGAAATAGTAGTCTACACTATGCCTATATTATCAGAAGTGTTTACTCAAAAAGTAGAATATGATGGTAAAACTTATTGGATAAGACCACAAGATAATTATACTGATGAAGAACATGTTAAAGACATAGTAATGCTAGATGCATCTAAATTAAATCCAGCATTAACTAATAATATAGGAGCTGTCAATGAGGCTTTCACTGTAGTAAGTAACAGAGTACTTCATGTGGAAACAGATGAAGAAAAGCTTGCTAAATATCATGAAGAAGACTTCAGTTCTAGTCATATGTGGTATAACCTAGATAACGTTCATGTTATGTACACATTACATAATGATGACTTACATAAAGTTATTGAACGTGGAAAGACGTATAGACTAGCTATGTGGAATACAGAAACTAATAAAGCAGAATTTGTAGAATTTAAACATATAGCTGATGTGTTTACTAAAGTAGTGCATGCTAATGAAATAGATTACTGTGTAAGACCACAAGACGTATATGCAGAAGGAGATGAAGGAAAGGATATCGTATTATATGAAAAATCTTCGTATGATACAATGCCAGACCAAACTCTAGAAACTATGGTAGGAATAGTATATCAAAGTCATACTGCTAATTTAGCTCCTACTGTTTATACATATGAGAATGGATTTAAGTGGTATGATTTAAATGACCCATCACACGTTTATCTAGTACCAGATACTTATGCGTATAATAACTTACTAGAAAACTTAGAAATCACTGTTAAAGATACAGCAACAAATTCTGAAATTAAGATGACTATACCTAATCCTAATACTGTATTTACTAAAGAAGTAGAATACGATGGTAAAACTTATGTGATGAGACCTGAAGATGAATATACTGAAGGTGGAGTTGAAAAGAATATAGTTATAGTAGATAAGTCTATGACGACAGGATTTGCTGTATATATGACTTCTGTATTAGGAGGTATTAAAGTAGTTTCTAATAAGTCTCTGGTTAAAACAGAATCATCATCTACTGAAGACCCTGTAGTAAATGGAAAGAAGCTTAGTGAGTATACAGAAGCTGAATTCGATTCTGCTACTACATACTTTGATTTAGAAGCACCTGCTGATGTAAATGGAACATTGTATACATTAAGAGCAGATGCTGATAAACCATTTGATTTGAATACAGCATATGATTTAGTAATGATGGAAGCAAATAGTAAGAAAGTTAAACTTGTACATATAGACCCAATCTTAACCACATTTACGCATGAAGTGAAAACTGAATCTGAACTTGACATTATGTTAAGACCTCAAGATGCGTATGTAAATGGAGTTACTAGAGATGTCGTTTACATAGACAAAGCTGTTAAAGATGAAGCTCGTACTGTAGCTACATTTATGCACTATGTAAGTACAGATAGTATGACTAACTTAAAGCCATATGAAGCACCATCTACAACAGAAACAAATCCAGCTCCAGAAACAGGAGGTTCTACTGAAAATAGTAACGACCCAGTAGTTCAAGGAAAGAAACTTAGTGAATATACTTCAGATGAATTCTATAAAAGTTCTAGTATAAGGATTCCTGAAGAACCAGATGATGATTTCTTAATAAGAAATGCAGATTTCAATCTTGAAATATCTACAAACGGAATCATAGAAATAGCAGTGCAAGGTAGAATTATGTATGGAATTAAAGCAACTACTATAGCAGATCCTAAGACTGTGTTTACTAAGAAAGTGCTTTACGGAAGTGAAGAATATTATATAAGACCTGAAGATGCGTACGATGGACATAATAGTAAGAGTATCGTAATAGTTCCTAAGGAATTCCTAGATATCTGTCCTACTACATTACAAAATTATATGAATCAGTCAGGAACTGTGTACTCTGTATCTAATACTGACGTAACAGACCCAGATGCTCCTGCACCTGAAACATCACCAGCTCCAACACCTGGAAGTAGCGAAACTACACCTCCTACTCCAGAAGCACCTAAGACTAATGAAATAGATTATTCTGGTCCTAACTTATTTAAGCAAGTTAACGGAGATTACGTATTCTTAGATGGTTCAGAAATCAATTATGGTGGAGAACACGATAGTTTAGGTAATCTAGATAATCCATACGATATGTCAAAAGAGTACAATATAGCAACTCCGTACAATGACATACCTATGGAAAAACTAGTTAATAAAAATATCATAGTATACGGACCATCTGGCGAAAAAGAAATCTTTATGTTCCCAGATTTACAATATATGTTCGATACAGAAGTTAAAGATAACTGGAATACTACATACTTAATTAGATCACAAGATCTTTATACAAATAGTAGTGAGTCTAAACCTATATTCGCTATAGATAAATCATCATTAGGTGAAAGACCTTTATACAGTTTAACACCTCATGAATTATTATATAATGGACCTTTAGTAACTAGACAAAACGATGAATTTCATCAATAATAAAATGGGAGAGAAAATTATTTCTCTCCCAAATCATTTAAATAAGGAGGAATTATGAAACTTAGTTCTAATAGAATTCTATTAAGCCAAACAGATTTATTCACTACTATTAATAATAATAGTACGAATAAAATAGACTTAAGCTTTATAGAAAAAAGATATCACTTGGATAAGAATAGTTTTAAAACAGAATTAGACCTTATCCGTAGTAGAAATTATCCTTTGTTGAGACAAGTACTTTCAGCATTGGATAATGGACAAATCGTATTATGCGATAATGGAAACTTAAAGACATCTATCGTATACGTATTTGGAACAGATAAGTCTGATAACATATCAAATGTATTTGTAAATATGTCAAGATATGTCACAAAAGAAAATGCAGTTGACGCTTCTACTGGAAATATAAAGCAAAATATAAGTACAGTGGGAGGATATGAAGAGTTATTTAATCTTTTATTATCTGCATACGTAGGACTTAAAGCAAAACAAGTTTATAATAATAGTAAAGCGGTTTCTATTCTTAGAAATATTTATGCAGATATATTTAGTCAACTTATGTCTAAATCTTATGGAAATCCACTAGATGGAGAAACATTCAGATTTATAGTAAGCCACTTCTTCTATAATGGAGATATCAGTGGTCAAGACTTGGGAATGTTGCTTAAATATAATCAAGACAGAGTAACAGCACTTATGCTTAAATATCCAGGGTATTTTGATAGAAGAGACGGAATACAACTATCAGAAGTTATAGATTTAATCTGTAAAGAATTCCCATCTCTAGCTAGAAACGAATTATCTACAGCTGGATTTATAGTAAACAGTGCTTCTAAGATAGGAGATAATGCATTATATATTTTAGATAATAATACGTACTTCTTAGCTATGTGTGTTGCTAAATCACGTAGATCAAAAGTATTTACAGGATATAGCTTAAAGCCAATAGAATCAGATAGTAGTACATTATTAGCTACAATATATCAAAGTATAGTATAGGAGGAGATATATATGGATGAAGATAAACACATTCCTCCAGTGGGAAGTATCGTATTTATGAAAGCAGATGAAAATCCGGCAGCTACTTATCCAGGTACAGCTTGGGAACAAGTAGAGAATAATATATATTTCGTAACACAGGAAAAACAAGAGAAAGTGGCAGATGGATGGAAATATCCATTTGAAAAACCTACTTCATGGATAAGGGTGAAATAATATGAAATACTACTATTTATCAAAACCGAAATTAATAAATGAAGAAATACAAGTAATGAAAACAAGTGGAGTTATCCTTTCTGAAGAAAATGCAGATGCGTTATTCGGAGTAGGAGGATGGGTATGTTATTATGGAGAAAAGCTTCCAGCTAGAATGAGATTTGATACTACTACAAATAAAATAGTAGTGCTTACAGATGATGCTCCTAAGAAACATTTATATGCAGGAGTTTCTCTATTAGAGGGAGTTGTAACAGAAGATAAGTTTGACCCAGCTATGTTTGTACGTAATGATGATTTAAACTTCTTAACTCCGCTTAAACTTGGAGGAACTCCGGCATTTACATATCCAAATAAATCGTATTTTATGACTTTTAAAATGGACGGTACGCCAGTATCAGACCTTATGAAAGTTATAAGTGACCAATTTATACAAGTAACGCCATCTAATATAGATGCATATTTTGGAAGAAGTCTGGTAGCAGAAGGAAATATTATATCAAAAGGATATATAGAAGCTCCTGATATAAGAACCACTTCTGGTATATCTATGGCTGGACTTAAGACTACTACTGATAATCTTAGTAGAGATATAGCAAACTTACAAGAATATGTTAATAGTATTACAGACGTAGTACCTCCTGGAGTTATAGCAATGTTCCACACTGGTTATATTCCATATGGATGGACTGTATGTGATGGAAGAGCTGTTGCTGTTAATGCTATGACTGCAGAATATAGAAGAAATATAGGAAGCGTTACTCCAGATATGCGTGGATATTTTGTCCGTGGATGGGATGGAGGTTCTGGTAGAAACTACGGAAGAGGTCCAAATCATGTTCAAACGGACGCTGGACGTAACGTTACTGGTTGGTGGCTTGGTGCTGAAGATATCGACTGGCATGGTAGCTGGGATGGAGGAGGAGCTGTATACGCTGATCACTCTAATGGTTCTTGGGCTGGTATAGGAGATGCCGATAGCGATAACTCTAGATGGGTTCTAGATGCGTCTAGAGTTTGGGGAGCTGAGCATACAGCAAATGAATTTAGACCAGTTAACTATTCTGTAATATTTGCTATTAAGACTCACAAAACTCTCAGGAATTAGTGGTTCGGATTTAGTAAACGAATTATATCGTGAAATAACAGAATATAAATATCCTAAAGCTGGAGGACCTATACTTGGTTCTGCTAATGTTCGTGGTTCTGTTACTGTATATGGTAACGTTAGCGGGGGTTCTATATTCTATGCTAGATACAATGACTATGCAGAATATTTCAAAACTATGTTTATATATCCGAACCATATCTATGCTTATAATGAAGATGGACTTTGTACTTTAGCAACTAAGAAAGACAAAGTGATTGCTGGTATTTTTAGTACGTCTAACGCTCCAGCTCTTGGAGATGAAAAGGACTCAGTGCCATTATGTTTATTTGGAAGAGTAGAAGTAATAACTTTAGGAGAAGTAAGAAAAGGAGACTATCTTACTATTTCTGATACTCCTGGATATGCGGAACGATATAATGGTTCTGGAGAAGTATTAGGAGTGGCACTGACGGATACTTATAATGGACTTACAAGAATATTAGTAATATAAAGGAGGATATATGGCATCACTTCAAGATATAATGAACGTCCTTGCTACAAAGTATGATAGATGGGGCGGAGAAATAAGTGGTTCTGTTTCTATTAGAGGTAGCTTGAGTGTAGACGGAGCAGTAGTTCCATCTGGTAGAGCTTTCGGAACTACATTTACAGACTATGCAGAATACTTTGAAAGAGGAGAAGATACGGAACACGGCGATATAATAATGCTTAACATTTACAGTGATAACGAAGAATATGTTAAGGCAGTTAAAGACGCTGGTCCTGTAGTAGGAGTTCACAATGATGACTTTGCAATGATTATAGGAGCAAAGAAAGAATTTGTAGAACATCCAGATATGGTAGAATTAAATAAGAAAGTACTTATACCGATAGCTCTTAAAGGAAGAACTATGGTAAAAGTAAAAGGAAAAGTATCGTTAGGAGACATTATCGTAGCTTCTAAAGAACCTGGAATAGGTGAAGTGGATAATGAATGTACTGATAGATATAAATATGTGGGAAAAGCTATAACTACTTCTGATGAAGAGGGAGTGAAGCTTATAAAAATATTAATTAGATAGGAGGAGGATTGCTTATGGGTAGAGACGGAAGTGGTAGTTGTTGTGACAGAACACATGAAGATCAGTGTAACAGAGACGGATGGAAAACAGAGAAGAGGTCTGCATGGGCTGTAACACCAGCTACACCATACACAAGTAATTATGATTACTTATCAGCAGATGAATATAATCTTCTTATAAATGAAATGAATATTAATAAAAGTAATATGGGAGCTAACGTGTCTGTTCCTGGATATATCGGGTCCGGGACGCCTGCTACGGCTGCTATGTGGAATGCTACTTGCGATAGAATAATAGATTTAATAAATGCTGCTAAAAGTAAATATAGCTTAATGGTATTAGCTAAAGGAACAGTCAATAGAGCCAGTGGACCGAATAATCCTAACTATAGAGATGGAACAGCTGAAAATAGAGGTACTCCATTAGCAATATCAGCAACAGTTTCCGAAGTAAACGCAAAGAAATATAGTAATGGAGAAATGCTTACTAGAGGAAAAACTATAGGAGATTTAATAAACATAGTCAGAAGAGCTAGAGTTCATTGTACATGTAATGTAGATAATTATGAATATAAACCATGTAATTGTGATGGACATGTATGCAGACATAGAGATTGCTGTGATAAAACTGGTAGATAGAAAGGATTGCTTATGAAAACGTATAGATTAGTTTTAAATGTAACTAATACTTGTAACATGAAATGTTTCTTTTGTTATAGAGCGTCTGCTAATACAAGTAAAAAAGACCATATGAGTATAGAGAATGCTAAGACTGTTATGGACTTAGTCTATAATGATGATAGATTTGAGAAAGATGTTCAATTTCTAGGAGCAGAACCTACTATGAATATGGAAGTCGTAAAATATATTATGGATAATTATCCTGATTGTAATTATGAGATAACTACAAATGGATATTTTGTAAATGATGAAAGCAATATTCCCTATATGAAACGTATGAATCATATAACAGTATCTATAGAAAGCACTGAGGCTTTATTTAATAAAGTTAGAGGAGGTAAAAATCTCCATGACTTAGTTGATAAAGTTTTAGCTATGAAACATCCAAACTGTTCTTTTAGTATTACTGCTAATAAAGATTTCTTTAATAATATAGAAGAGTTTATTCCTTTATATAATAAGATAATGAGTAATGGATATAGTATATCATTTAAACAGCTTGATGCTGTGGATAATGGATTTGTAGATACTAAAGACTATTTGACTTGCTTAAAAATATTAAGAGATTTCTTTCATAAAAATATTAAGTCAGAACAGTTTGACCAAGATACGTGTGCTTTAGACAGAGCTATAACAGTACAGCCAGACTTGAGTGTATTACCGTGTCATGGATTTGCTGGTCATATAGACTTAGGTCTTAAAATAACAGAAATACCTGATATTTTATTTGCTGTAAATGAAATGGCAGATATGTTTGCAGTTCATAAAGATAGACCACTTCCAATGTGTAAGGGATGTATACTTGAAAATAAGTACTGTAGAAATAGATGTAGTGTTTCAGGAGGAATTCCATTATATGTAAAAGATAAAGAGTTATTTGAAAAGCAATGTGAAATGCGGATTATAGCATATTTATTATCGACAGGAGAAATAGAGATATGAAACTAGAAGAAATTAAACATATAGAACTTACGACTACTAAAGCTTGTAATATGAGATGTACTTATTGCTATGAAAAGAAAGATAAAAAATCGGTATTTACAAAAGAAACAGCAGATAATATAATAGATTTAGTAAAGAACTATTCCAGTATAGAAAGCATAACTCTATTTGGAGGAGAAAGCTTATTACCTGAAATAGCAGATGATATAATGAAGTTCTTAAAAGATTTGTATGATGTAAGAAATAATATAGTTATATCAATTATAACTAATGGATATGAAACTAAGGCAGTGGAACATATATTAGATTACATTGCAGATAACTTTGAAGAACTTCAAATACAGTTTAGTTTAGATGGATGTAAGGAAGCACACGATATATGTAGAAAAGATTTACATAATAATGGAACATTTGATGATGTATTGAATAATGTTATGTATACATTATATAAATACAAAGACAGAGAAAATGTTCATATACATATTCATCATGTAGTATCTTTAGAAAATATAAAATATCTTATAGAAACAGTATGTTTAGATAATGAATTAATAAAGATGTTTAAAAATTATAGATGTTCTTATAATAGTGAACATAGTATACACACGGAACCACATGATGAGGAAGCTCTTTTGGATATGCTTGAACAGCTCCATCAAATATATCTAAATGGAGATTTGCATCCTCTTATATGGGATTCGTTATTAAACGTAGATGATTATCTATGGAAACAACATTCAAGATGTGCTTTCACAAGACGTAATATGGCTGTAGACCCTAATGGGAATTGCAGTCCATGTCATTTCTTTACAGATAAAGACAAACACGTTTACTATAATGTGAATACAAAAGAAATAAATGAAGATGCTTATACTAAAACAAAAGCATTTGAAGAAGATGCTGATATAGTATCTGAACTAGGTAGAGACTGTAGTACTTGTCCTGGAATAGGATTTTGTGCATATTGTGCAGCCTCTAGCTATGTTCAAACTAATTATAAAGATAAAACTATAGTAGGAGCTACTGCTTGTAGCTTTGCTTATACTATTGCTAATTGGACTATACAAACATATAATGATGGAGTTAGACCAGAACCAAACGCAGAGTTTCTTAATAATGGATTAGAATTACTTCAACGTATAGCAAATACTTTAGATAAAAATCCAAATGATGAAAAGCTTTCTAAAGTATTTCTAAAACTTAGAATTAAATATAGATTATATGGAGCAGATATATAAAGGAGGTATTATGGAAAGAATAGTACTTAACACCATAAGGAAATCAGATGTTCCTTTTATAAAAAATGCTACTACTATTATGACTGAGTTTCCTCCATTTCTTCCTAGTATGAATGTAAAAGAAAACTTTGTAAAATTCGTTTCAGATGATGGATTATTACAAAATCAAAGAACAGCCGAAGATGGATATAAAAATCCATTTGAGACGCTTAAAACTATTATGAAGAAATACGGAGACCAAATCGGAGCTCACACTCTTAAACTTAATTTAGTAGCAACTATAGTAAAAAAAGAAGAAGTAGAACTTGAATATAACGATGATTATGTAGCTAAAGAAGCTGTAGAAGCTTCTGAAGAAGAAAAAGAAGATAAACATGACTGTCCAGAATGTAAACTTATAATTGATAAGATTAATGCTGGAAGTAAGATAATAGGAAATATAAATCTACGTAATACTGCTATAGAAACACCATATGCAGTTTTAGAAACATCTAATTCTTTGACTGAAAGTATAACATTAGAAATGGATAATTATAATTTTAATGTGCATTCATCATTTAACTTATTTGATACTACATATAAAATTATAATGCTTAAAGTAGTATCTATAAGTGCAGATACAAATGCGGTATATAATACTATAGAAAGTATTAGAGATATGCTTTTAAATAATGCATCAGATAAGTATGTTCATTATTTATTAGAATATAGTGCAGAAACAGTATTAGAAAAAGTAGAAATGAGTGCATATATTATAAATTCAGCAGAGCTTAGAACTCTTATAGATGGAGAACTTAGAATAGCTCCAATTCATAATGATGGTAAACATATATTATGGATACCTATAAGATACACTAAGCAACCATACTTAAATAATATAAAAGGACATGGTAGATTTGACGACATAGCTACAAATTATATAGATACAGTTATAGGACACGTAAGAATCAAGAAAAGAGATATAGTTAATAATAATGATTATATAGAACATCATAACGAACTTAAATGGCTTGAGTCAGTAGGATTCGGAGATAAAGAACTATTATTATATATTAAATAACTATACCTTTTTTGGTATGTTAATATAGTTAATACCCTGATTTAATTCGGGGTATTGACATTTATTTACGTCAAAAAAAAAATACTCACGTGTGTGAGTAACTTTTCTTTTGATACTACATATATATTAAATTGAGGAAAGAACTAAGTAATATTATAAAGATACTTAAATATATATAATTATCGTTTTTATAACTTTATCCAGCCTCAGACCCAAACAATGTCCTGTGAAATATAAGATATAAAAGGAGGGTAATAATATGCCGTTATTTGGTAATGACAATGATAAATCAGAATATGTAAGAAAAAAAGCAAATGACGTTCTTGGCAAATCTGAAAATAGTTTAGGTAATAAGATTAACTATGATGATACATTAGATGGTAAAGAAACGTATAATAGATCTCAAGCTAATAAAGATAAAGATAGAGCGTATAGACTAGCTATGAATGATATTAGTAATGATTATGATGGTTATTCGAACCCATATGATACTAGGACGCAAGAACAACGTACTTCTAAAAAAGACGTTCTAGCAATTTCAAATGCATCATATGGAAATTCATTACTAGAAAAAGTCGTTAATAATACAAATGCATTAGAATACCAAAATGCTGTATTGAAATTTCAACAGCAACAAGTAGACTTACTTACTACAATAGCAAATAGTATAGTATCTATTGGTAAAGTTATAGTAACTCCAGAAGCTGCAAAGCAAAATGGAGATGCTCCAGAATATGAAAAGAAGTATTCTACTATGGCTAAAGCTTTAGGAGGAGCAGACTTAGCTACAGCTTCTACGGAAGGACTTATGGCTTTATGGAAGAAAGTAGATAAGAATGGATATTTTGAACTTGCTAAAAGTATGGTAGGTTTGGTTAAGGATATGGTCGAAGATGGTAAAATCAAGCAAATGATTAAAGATAATATTAAGACTAAAATGTTAGATATATTACCATATGGATTAGGTGCTATGATTACTGAATGGGAATCAGACCCAGTATCATTCTTCCAAAATAAATTAAATAAGATGTCATTTAGTGCCAATAAACTTGATAGAATGGCTGCTAAAGGATTTGAATCATATAATAGTATTACTTATCGTAATACACGTGAAATAAAAGATTATTCTGGAAAAGCTTTTTATTCGCAAAAAACAGAAAAGACTATAACTGAAATAATCCCAGAATACCTAGCAGAAATCTTAGCTGCATTACGTAAAGATGAAGCTATGCTATGGGATTGGAAATCAGATAAATTCGTCTCAAGAAGTAAATTGGCTATTCAAGAACATAAAGCCAATGCTCAAAAGGATTATAAGAATACATTTAGAGAAAACAGAGGCGATATGCTTGACATGTTTGAAGATTTGTTTACAGACGTTGGTGATAAAAACGAATATCTTAAACATGCTATGGGTACTTTATTTAAACCAGAAAGAAATAAACAAGGTAGGCTAGTATTTAAAGACCCTAAAATGTTTGATGAGTTTGTAAAAAGATTTACAGAAGTTTATGATGAAGAAGCATTCCAAGCATTAGCTCAAAGAAATGTAGATTATGACGCAATATTAAATAAGATGGGATTTAGCCCAATTAAGAAAGAAGCTATGCGTCCATATCTAATGGCGTTTCATGCTATCATATACAAGAATAGTCAATCTGGTTCTTTTGATATAAAAGACTTTGGTGCTCTACTTGGAGAACAACGTGATAATTATAATGAAGGTAAAAACTTCTTTACAAATCGTCACAGTGGAGAAGGTACTCTATCTAAAGGTGGAGTAGCTACTGCTAAATGGCTTAATAAATTTATGGATAAGGCTCAGAATTTAGGAGCTGAGGGAGCTGAGCTTCCTGGATTATTTAGTAGACTTACTATGGGAGAAGAAGATAAAATAGACTCTGCTGTTAATAGTGAGAATACATTTATTAATACCAATGTCGTATACATAAACGCTGCTAATGTTGTAGGCGGAGGCGGTAGAAGAGGAAAAGGTAAAGGAGGTTCTATTCCTGGAGGATTTACTCCATTTACTGTAAATAAAAAGAAATACCATACTGCCGAAGAAATATATGAAAACATTACACAAGCTGCAGACTATAATGATGACGATTATGGAAATGCGATGAGAGGTGCGGCTACAGGATATTCATATCTAGAAGGAAACGTTGATGCTGGAGAAGATATAGAAAAGACAGCCTCAAGAAAATTTAAAGATGTCGCAGAAGTCTTTAAGAAAGATGACTTGAGTGTTCTTGGAAATAGAGGACGTGAAATAATAGATATGCTTAAGATGGCATCTACAGAACTTGATGAGAAAGCCACTGCTGGACAACGTGTAGCAGTAAACGCAGCTAGAATGACTGCTGAATTAGAAATGGCTGCATTTGAGTATGCTGCTCAAGTATTTGGAACGTTCTCTAGACACGGTGCGACACGTGAAGCATATGATATGATGGACCCTAGAGATAGACCTAAATTGAATGGTATTCTTTTAGAAAACCCATCTCAATTACTAGAGTTCATTACAGTAGATAAAGCTACACGTAAAATGCAATGTGATTGGCCTGCATTATGTAATAAATTTCATACTGTAGGAGTTCTTGATTATAAGAGTTTTAACGACCTAGTTGAAGCTGATAGAAGAGAAGCATCTCCAGACGTTAAAGGAGCTGGTGCTGAAGCTGGTATTAATATCTTTAGAGCAGTGTGGCAAGACCCTAGACTTGAAGGTAAAGCTGGAATGGCTACTGGAGGATTGCTTGGGTATATGGTTGGAAATGTACTAAAGCAAAAGGGTATCTTTAAATCTCCAAAAGCTCCGTTATTACTTGGAGGAGTTATGGCAGGTGCTGCATTACTTCCAGGTGTTAAAAAGCATATGGATATGATGTTCGGTGCTGAATCTCAAGTTGCAGATAAACACGGAAATACAAATGCTCAAAAAGCTATGGCTAAGATAATGAACGTAGTTATGCCAGTAGTAGCTGGAGGAGCAGCAGGGGCAGGATTCTATAAGATGATGAGTAAGTTAGGACCTGCTGGACACGTACTAGGACTTATGGGATTTCTTCCTGTAGCTGGAGTAGGTGCTATGATGCAAAAAGCAATGGGTAATAGCTTAGGTGAATGGCTATGGGGTAAGAAAGATAAAGATGATAGTAAGTTTAAAAAGTTTGGTAAACTTTTAGGAAGTATATTACCAAAATCTTTTAAGAAATTCTGGAAAGCTAAAACAAATGATTTCGGACCTGCAACACATTATGCTAACGCTTTAAGAGAAATATTACCTAAAATTTTAGCAGAACATGCAGATAAACCTCAAGCTAGTAAAGATAAACTAACAAACACATTTAATAAAGTAATAAACTTTTTAACTTCTTTAGATGAAGATGATACTGACCAAGAAAAGCAACAAAATGCAGTTACATCTTCTAGAGACACTATAGAAAAAGCTATAGATGATTTTACTCAAAATAAAGAACAGTCTGATAAATGGCTAAAGAACGTAGAACAAGGATATAACGATAACTTAGAGAGGTCTAAAGATAAGGCTGTAGACGACCCTGAATTAGCAAAGCAAGATTATCATACTGGTGTTGATAACATGATTAGTGATTTGAGAGCAAGAATTCTTAAATCAGAATCTGGTGAAATGACTATAGGTAATCAAAAAATAAATGCTGAAACTAGTAAAGAAGATATCTATAGTGCTATGAAAGAAGAGCTTAACATACATTCAGGTGATTGGGCTCAACTTAAAGAGACTGTAACAGACGCTTGGAAAGAAGTGGATACGCTAAGACTAGAAGGAGCTACATTAAACGATATAGCTACTAAGAAAGAGGCTTACGAAACTGCTCTTAAGTCAAAAGACCCCCTAAAAATAGCTAGAGCTGCAAATGATTATATTAATGCATATACTGGAGTAGCTCCTGAAGATTATTCTACACTTGGATTTAAAGTACAAGGTTTATTACAACTTAAAAATAGTATATATTCTATCGGAGAAAATATATTAAAGAATGGACAACCTTTTAACGATGTTGAGAAAAAGCAATTTAATAACTGGTTAAAAGCTAATGCTCCTGAAATATATGAAATGGTAACTCACAAATCAGGTAGAGAATCACTTGGAAAGAATGTAGCTGATAACTTCAGAAAGATGTTCCAAGGAAAACAAGTTATAATAGATGAACAGTCAGCATTAGATTATGCAGATGCTGTTCAAGGATTCAACCAAACAGCATCAGCTATATTAAATAGTGGTAACTATAGAAAAGTTAATGCTGCGGTTAAAGACGGTAGAAATGATTATAGTCTTGGAGAAGCTTATAGTGAAGATGAATTAAAGAAAGTCAGAGACTTTATCGCAAAAGCCTCTGCTGCACCAGACGATAATATAACGACAGGACAAGGTTATCGCGGAGTTAAATCAGATAGATATATACCAGAAGCATATTTGAATATTAGAGCTGTGAGTTCTAAGAATGTTTGGGGGATGAATGACTTCGCAGATATATCTATAGCAGGGAAATCTGGTAGTCTTGTAGGATGTAGTGTGGCTACGATGAATAACATCCTGCATTATTTAGGTATAAAAGAAATAAGTCAAAATTCATTAGCAGTACACGCTAATAGACATTGCAATAGTAGCGGAGTTAAATACAGTTTCTTTTCTACTATCGCAAATGACTTAGGATTACATTATAGAATACTTACTGCTAAAGCTAATATATTTAACGAAACTTTCTTTAAAGATAATGGAGATGATTGTGCATACGCAGTATTACTAAATAACTATAATGGAACAGGACACTTCGTATTCTGTGCAAAACCTACTAAAGATGGAACTATTACTATGATAGACCCTATGGGTAAAGGACGTAAAGAGAAAGTGTCTATTTCTGATATCACTTTAAGAGCCACTATCATAGTACAAATAGCTAAAGGAAGACTTAGATCTAGACCTGGCAATGCCGCTGCTTCAAACTGGATAAGTAAAACTACTGGAAAAGTAACAGATTTTGGTATGATGTCTGATATAGTAGATGAAGATGATGGAATATTTTCAGGTATGGGTCGTAGAAGAGCCAAAATGGGAAGTAGAAAACGTGCTAGAAGAGAGAAATCAGCTGCTGATAATATTAGAAACGTTACAGGCATATTACAAAATGATTCACAACGTGCTGGATTAAAACAAGTCTTAGAAGACTTATATTCAAAAATGGAAGAAGGTCAAGATAAAGAAGATATGTCAGCGTTAATAGCTACATTAGGACTTAGTATGGTTTCTGGTGCAAATGACAAGAAACATGCTAAGCGTATAATATCTTTATTAAGACGTATAGATAAAGGTTCTGGAAAATATACATCTGTATTAAATCAACTGATGAATTCAAAAGAAACTACAGATGCACAAGAAGAACAAAATAAACAAGAAGCAAATATTGAAGCAATAAAAGAAAATACAGCTAAGACAGCTGAAAATACTCAAGGCGGAAATGCAAATGGAGCTAACGGTACTACTAAAGCAGCTGCTGGTCAATCTAAGAAAGGATTACTAAAAAGCTTATTCGGTCTAGGTGCTGGACTTATACCTAAGTTACTTGTATCTGCATTAGGTATGGGTATTGCTTGGAAAGGTCTAGGATTTGCTGGAAAAATATTTGGAACTGGATTTAAGCAATTTAACAGAAATACATTATACAATATGCTAGAAGATGAGAAAGAACAAACTATAGACCCAGAAACTGGAGAAGTAGTTGATAATGGACATTTTAGAGATTATTCTAAAGCTATTAATGGAACTAGGTCTCTTATTAGATGGGGAAAAATGGCATTACCAGTTGCTAAATATTCTGCTAAGCTTGGTATTAAATCTGCTATGTATAGTATTAAGCACGTAGGTAAAATAGCATCTACAGCTGGAAAGTTAGTCGGAGCGGATAAAATTCCAGGTCTACTGAAAAAAGCTGTAAATTGGCTTGCTCAATGGATGTCTGACCCTAATGGAAGTCTTGGAAAACGTATACTTAAAAGAGGTTGGGATAAGTTTATAATGCCAGTTATCAATGGACTAAAGAAGATAATTGAAAAAAAGAGTGGAAATATATTTAAGAAAGCTATTCAAGATAGAGCTAAAACGACATTCGGTTCATTCTTAAAGAAACTTCCTGGAATAGGATTGATATTTAACTTAGGACAAGCTGCAGTATCATTATATCAAGGGTATAAACACGCTGGTCAATTACTTAAAGTAAACGAAGATATAGTGCCTACAAGTACAAGAATACTAACAGCATTTGTTAAGATGATTTATGATGTAGGACCAGAGTTATTATTAAATGCTCTTAAATTAACTCCAGCTGGATTTTTAGGATTCGCAGGAGAAGTTCTTATAGAAGTGCTTAGACTTATCTTCACATGGGATGATTTAGTAGAAGTATTCGGTATTGGTAAATCATTAAGAGAAGCTAAAGCGGACGCTAATAAAGATACGCAAAATGCTGCTAGACTTGAAAAGAAAGTTGATAAGGAAGATAAAGAAGAAGCTGAGAAAATGGAAGGAGATAGTAAAGAAGCAGACCCTAAAAATAAAGGAAGAGAAAAAGTAGCTGAAGGAACTGTCTCTGCACTTACAAGCTATCGTTCACCAAGTGGAAGTTCTGGTTCTCGTGGAGGCGGAGGAGCTTTTGGATATAGTAGTTCTAGTTCTGGTTCCGATAGAGGAGGATATGCTGCAAGCTCATATGGACCAACATCTGCATCATTTAGTGGCGGAGATATTCAATTTGGTTCTGGAGACGGAGGTCATATAG